GGGAACTGCGGCGCAGCGGCAGGCTGTGCAGGGGTGTTAACGGGCTGCGGATTGAATGCTGCCCAAGGATCAGTCGCCATATCAGCCCCTCGGTTCTATATGCACATGGTCGCCTTCGTTGATGACTTCCATGTCAGGATTCAGCCTGCGCAGTTCGGCGGCGTAGGCAGACATGCTCATGCCCGGAGGCGGAACGCTGTCACGCGCCATGGGCCGTCCCTGCGCATCGCGGCGCATGTGGTAGCTATTGGCTACACCGCCCACGCGTCGGTTGCGGGCGGGATCGCGATAGGTGCTGGTTACTGTCTCGCCCCTAATTCCCCGGAAACCCACCCGGCGCGGACGCCGGACCTCCGGGGACTGTGCCGATACGACCATCGGGGAGCATGAACTGCGAGCCGGGCGGCAGGCGCATTGCCTCATCGGGCGCAGTCACCTGCGGCAAGCCTTGCGGCGACGCACCGGGGGCGAACTGCTGGACCGCCTGAGGATTGCCAACATCAACCAGCGAGCCGCCCTCAGGGATCACGCGATAATTCGGCTGCTCAAGCTCAATCAGCTTGCCTACCATCTGGGCTTCCGCGACCGCCGCGCGAAGGGCGGACTCAAGCTGGTCGGGCGGCAACTGCGCGATCTGCGCAACCTCGGGGTATTGCTGCCCAAGCTGCTGTGCGTAGGCCATGACTGCGGCCTGACGTTGTTCGGGCGGGCGGTTCAGAACATCGAGCGCCGCGTTGCCGAAGATTTCGGCCTCCCGCTTGGTGGCTGCGCGCTGTTCCGACGAGAGCGACTTCCACTTATCGAAGTTGACCGTGGCGAGCTGTGTCATCGCCTCCGGGTCGCCGCCGATAGCGCGCTGGACAAGCCCGGCCTCCTGCTGCTGTGCCATTCGAGCGTCCATGCGTTCACGCTCACGAAGCGCAAACTCCGGCGCGGCTTGCGCTACGGTCGCGAAGTTCTGTTCACTCGGGTCTTTGGCGTAGGCGGCGAGTGCGTTGCGACGTTCACCCTCCTCCCGGCGCTGACGCATCATGTCGCCCATCTGGAAGCCCTGTGAGAGGGCGTTTTGGAAATTGTCCTGCCCTTGGTAGAGCAGGCCCCAATTCGGGTTTACCACTTCACGCCTCCCAGAATGGTGCCGCCGATTTGCCCAAGTGCGTTGGCGAAGGGGTTGTTCGCGCCAGCAAGGGCCGCGTTCGCCGCTGCCGTCCCTGCGCTGTTGTTGTTCGCGCCGATGGTGCTGACATAGTTTTGCCCGACGCCCGCCAATGCCGATCCCGCGCCAAGGCCGACGCCCTGCTGATTGCCGAGATAGCCCATGTAGTTGCCGAACTCGTTGCTGGCGAAGTTCTGGCCGTATTCCTGCAAGGCTTTCAGCGCCGCGCCCGATTGACCGACGCCTTCGCCGAACGAGTTGCTGTTAACTGCGCCGAGACCTTCGCCGAGGCGGAACTGATAGCCGGTCGAGTTGCGAAAGATGTCGAAGGCGTCGTTGGCGGCCTCCTGTGCCGTCTGGCCTTGATTGACAGGAGCGGCGGTCGTCGGCGCCGGGGCGGGGGTGCCCGCATTTCCAGTGTCCCGAAAATAACCCTGTGCCTCCAGCGCCCGGTCCAGTGCAGTCCATCCGGTGCTCTGGCGTGGGCTGATAGCGAGATCATTTGCTGCCATCATGCGATTGCCAGACGTATCGGGATTGACGCCCTGATACTGCGCCAGCGCATTCGTGCCGGTGGATGGCGATCCGCCAAGCCCCAGCAGCGCATTCATCGTCGCGCCAGCGGCATTACCTCGCTGGACATAAGGGTTGAGGATGGCCTTGTTCTGGCCGTAGATGTCGCGGGCCAGCGCGTTGTTCTTTTCGGCAACGGCAAGCGAAGTGTCAGCGGCCTTGTAACGCCGCCCCGCTTGCCGAGAACGTTACGGTGTCATGCGTAAGCGTATAGGTGCCGCCCGACTGCGCCGAACCCGTGATCGTGACTGTAGCAGCCGCATAGCCGCCCGCAGCGCTGATTTCCGTGATGTCTGCGAGAACACTATTCGCCGCAGCCGGTGCCGTGTTCGTCAGCGCGATCTTGAGCGTGTCGCTGCCGAGGTTGTGGACCCCCTCGGCCAGCGCTTCGACGAAAGGTGAAAACTTGGTCCAGTCCGCCAATGGCTATCTCCCGCCGTAGGGTTCGTTCAAAACGACATCACTGACCCGCATCGGCACCGGGTCGGTCACACGGAACTCAGCCAGGAAGCCCGGCTGCGAAGCCATGCCGCAATTGCGCCACTGGACCTTCTGCCGGTAATCGCCCTGCTCGCCGAGCGAGACACCGCGCCATGCACCCCATGTCCGTCCAGCGTCCCGAGACAGCCGCATTTCCACGGTCGGGTTCGCATAGTCGCCCGAGAGAAATCCGGTGCTGCCTACATTCGCCCGCAGGCCCACATTCGCTATCGTCAGCCCGCCCGCATTGAGCGGGAAGCCGCCACGGAAGCGGCGCTCCAGCACGCCCCCGATATCCTCGTAATCATCGCCCCATGCGAGCGTTTTGCCATCAACGGCGCTGCCGAAGATCGAACCTGCCGCGCATTGCGGGATCCAGTTCGTCTGCCCGTAGCTTTCGAACTCGCTCCACATTTTCGTGTGGTAGGACCACACCTGCGTTTCGGTATCGAGCCGCAGGGCAAGGAACTCGATCCCATCCAGCAGGAACGTGAACAGGCTGACGTTGGTCGATGCCTCGATGCGCGCCTGCAAGCCGGGGCTGGAGATGATCGTGTTTTCGTCCTGTAGGCAAACCTGATTTTCGTTCGTCACCCATGCGAAGGTCGAGCCGATTGACGTTGCACAACCCGGCGCGCGAATGCCCTTCTCGATCACGCGCCCCTCAAGAGGCTGGAACGGCAGATCGTCGTCCCCGGTGTTGGGCCAGAACTCCACCGTCTCGGCGCCGAACAGCAGAAGAATGTCGTCAATGAACAGGTGATCCAGCAGCCGGTCGGGCTGATTTTCCGCCGTGGCAAAGTCCAGTGCGTCAATCGTGCTGCCGAGCGGATCGGTCCAGTAGAATTGCCCTGTATCCTTCCTGATCGCTACAAGCCGCGATCCACCGATCAAAATGCGCTCGACATCCGCGTTATCGGGGAACGCAATCTGCGCCAGCGTGGTGCCGTCATAGCCCCAGATGCTCTTGCCAGCATTGACGAACAGCAGGTTCTCATAGCCCGCCATCGAGACCGGCCCAACGCCGTCGATTGAGCCGAGCGGCGTGGCATCCCGGTAGAGCTTGCCGCCCGATACACCGAACAGCGAACTCCCAAGCACGAGGTCACGCTTGAACAGGCCCGTCACAGGCCCCGGACCCATCTCGATCCCGCGATCCTGTAGGCCGCGCCGCGATTGCAGCATGACGCCGCGATCCTCGGTCGGCGCTTCCTCGGCATACATGTTGATGACAGGCAGGCCCGGAAGGTCGCCCTCGGCCCGCTCGTAGCTGGAGAGGCCGTATTGAACCGCTGGCATCAGTAATACTCAGGGTCGATCGTGTCGCTGCGCGAGAAGATCGTCTGAAAGCGCCGCGCCTTCTGCGCAGTCATCGGTCCGATTGCCGCGCCGGGATGGCTCTCTGCCATCTCCAATGCAACAAGGGCGCTCAGGCCCTCGGAATTGCGCTTGCTGAATGGCGCTTCGTCACCTGCCTCAAGTCCGTCGAGCGCGACCCACGACCCCCGGTCGCTGACGTGCGTAACAAAGCCAGCGCCGATGTCGTATTGAACGAATGCCGTGTCCTTCGGCGCGCGATCCTCGCCGGTCACACAGTCAACCACAGTTGTCGGCAGGTTGACCGCAGTGGCGCCGGTTACGCGCTCGTTCTCGTTGGCGTCGTATGTGCCGCTAGCGACGACGGGGGTGTAATCCCTCGCGTCTGCCACGCGGTCGTAAATCCCTTGAAGCACGCCGAGGCCGGTTTCCAGCTCGTCGGCGGTCGGATCGTCCGTGTTCGGCACGACCCCCATCATGCGATAGGCGCGGTAGATGATATCGCGACAGGTTGCCATCGGTCACCCTCCGCTAAAGGAAAGGGGCGAGCCCCGAAGAGCCCGCCCCAATCAGATCACGCGTCAGCCGCAGCCCCGAAGAAGCCGGTCAGAACGCCGTGGTCGACGTCGTTATAGACCAGCTTGTCCACGCCCAGCATCTCATGGATGCCAACGCCCTTGACGAAGCCGTAGTCACGGACATCGGTCGTGGACTTCGTGCGCTGCGCCCAGGCAACACCGAGAGCCTGCGCGCCGCACAGATACGCGGGCGAGACCTCAGCCGAGTTGTCACCAACCGCGCCGAGTGATGCGATCTCGGGGATTTCCCGGATAACCACGCCGTCGTAAACAAGGTCACCGTCACGGAAGATCGGGTTCTTGTCGAGCGAACGCGGAGCCGCATTCTGATGCACGGTGTCGAGGTCGGCCTTGAGGTCACGGAAGCACAGGCTATCCGTGAACAGCACGAACCATTCCTCGTCCTCGTTGATGCGGATCGGGCGGATAAGCGGATCGGCACGCTTCGCCATGCGCTTCATCAGCGAGACCTCAGCCTTGCCAAGGCGCATACCGGCGGTCACCGTGGCGATATCGGTCGCGTAAGTGGTGTAGCCACCGTTGCTCACGCTATCGCCGAACAGCACACGGTCGGAGTTGGCCGCGATCCAGGCATTCTTCTGGGCCGCGCTGGACGAACCGAAGGCCACGCCCGAAACCATGCCCAGCCCCGTGATAAGGTCATCACGCAGCTTCTCCATCGACCACAGCTTGAGCATTTCCTTGGCTGCATTGCGCAGGCCAATCTCGGTGAACTGCTGTTCGTGGTCGGTGACGGCCACCGCATTGCGGCGGGTGTCCACCTCAATCGGGTGGTCGTAGTTGCCCAGCGCCTCTTCGTTGCCTTCGAGAAGGCCATTGCCGGTTACACCAGCGCCCGAGAGCTTGGTGATGAGCGGAATGTGAATGCGGTCGCCGCGCTTCTTGGTCAGGTCTTCCTTGATCTGGATGACCGAGTTCTCGTTGGTGCCCATATACCGCTTGAAGCGGTTGGCGCGGACATACTCCTTGAAGTAGTCGCTATCCCAAATTTGCGCCTTGTTATCGGTCGCAACAGTCGTCAGTGCCATGGTAAAAAGTCCATCTATGGGAGGGCCGACGCTTCACAGCGTGGGTGACCCGGTGTTCGGTTACCCCCCCAGAATATCCTGGAGAGACGGCGGTCCGTTGTTCGGTGCGGCACTGGAGCCGCGCGCCGACTGTTCGCCCGCCAGCGATTGCGGAAGGTTGGGCTTGGCCGCTTCCTGCGACTGCGCCTGTTCCGCCTTGAGTTGTTCGAGTAGCTGGGCCTTGAGGGTATCGAGGTCGGTTGCCCCGAGCTCCTCCATCGTCTTCGCGTTCTTCGCGATCTGATAGGCCCGGTTCCATGGATGGGGATCGCCAAGTGCCTGCTGGGCAAGCGCCGGATTGGACTCCGCCATCTTGAGAAACGCGCCCTTCATGTCGTCGAAATCATCGTGCGCCTGACGCGCCATCATCTCCGACATGTCGAGCTTGGCATTCATTGTGGCTTGCTGAACGGCAGTCGAAACCACCTGTCCGCCAAAATGCTGCTGCCATGCGCCCTCATCGTCCCAAATGGACGGCGGCGGCTCCTGGTTAGCGGGCTCTTTCGGCTTCGATGCTTCGCGCAGTTCCGCGATCTGACGTTCGAGATCAGCATACCGCTGCTCGGCGTCCTGCCGCTTCTTGCGCTCAGCCGCAATACCGGCTTCGAGCCCCTTTGACTTCTCATCGGATGCAGGCGGCGCATCCTCTTTATCGCCCTTGGGTTTGAACCTGCCGCTTTCGTCCCGCTCAGGCCCGCTGGATGCAGCTTCCTGCTCCTGCGGCTGTTCGGTGGCTTGCGGCTCCTGCGCGGCCTCAGCGGCCTCCACAGGCGGTTCTTCGCCGTCGAGAAAGTTCTCCAGATTGTCCATGATTACCCATCCGCGCCCGTTATGCTCGGCGTCAGCGTTGTCGCCCGTTGGCCGGCGGCGCCCTCCACGTCATCACGACGTTGAACTTATGCGGCGATCGATGCTCCCGCTTCGAGCGCATCGATCTGCACCTTGGCGTCATCACGCGGGATGCTCGCCAGTGTCTCTTGTGTCTTGGCCTGCTTGAGCCCTGCATCAGCGGCCTTGCTCGCGGCGCTGGCCTCCTTGTCGGCCACGTCCGCATTCGCAGCCCGCATAGCGAGTTCCTGCTGCTGCTGGCCCGCCTGATCGGCCCCTTGCTTCTGTTCCTCCAGAATATCGAGGAGCTTCTGCTTATCCCTCAGGTTAGACGCCCTAATGATGATCTCGGGCGGAACCTGCATCATGCCGCTGCTGGCAAGGTTGACCAGTTGCTCGAACTGCTCGGCATGCAGTGTCGGCGTGTTCTGCACCTCGTCGATCTGAATATCCACGTCGAGGTCCGCCAGCACGTTCGCTGGCTGCATCATCGCCGGATCCTGCTGGATCTGCATCGCATAGGCTTGCGCCGTCTGCTGATCGATCTTGCCTTCGTCCATCGCCTGCTTGAGCTTCTGCATCGCAAGTGCGGCCTTAGGCACGTTCACGCCGGAAAAGCGCACCGAGTTCTCGTCATCGGTGATGCGAACCCAGCGCTCAGCATCCCAGAACTGGCGGACACGATTCCAGATCGCCCGGAACACGCGCAGATTGAAGTCCCGAAGCGCATCGAGCAACGGGGCCATCTCGGTCATGCCCGCCTGCTGCATCGCGAGGATCGCGCGGCCAGACTGGTTCTCGCCCTGTTTGCCCTGCATGTGAGCATTCGGCCCGATGCCCCGGATTGCCGCCTTGGCTTCCTCCAGCAAGTTGAAATGCCCCATCGACAGGTCGCCCGTGCCGATGATCTCAAGCTCGTCCTTGTCCGCCACAATCGCGCCGTCAGGACGGGCGATCTCTTTGCGAATGCGCTCTACGTCGCCCTCAAACCCTCTCGCAACGCGAACCTGCCGCGTGTTGACGAGGTGCAGGAACTTGCTGCGGCGCTTGTTCACCTCGTCCTGGAGCGTGAACAGGTCGCGCACGATGCCGTAGCGGTCGTTATCCCGGTCCACATAGGCTGATTGCAGGATCAGCGCGCATTCCGGGTTGCCATCCTCATCAATGAACGGCGAGGGCGCGCTTTCCTCCAGGTCGCCCGACAGCGTGAATACCACGCGCTCCCAGCCCTTGCTGGTAATGTGATACATGGTGACGATGCGAACGCGGTTGCGCGAGCGGTCGCTCCACCATGTCCAGCGCGGCTTGTCATCGTAGGTGTTGTAGACATCGCTCGTGCCGCGTTCCATCGCGTTGTCGAGCACATCTTCCTTGTCCGGCCAACGATCCTTTGCCCGGTCAAGGTCCATCCATGTGATGTAGCCGAGATAGTTGGCATCGCTGAAATCGAGCTGGCAGCTATGCGGATCGAAGAACAGGCGATCCCATGCGATATGCTCAATCGTCGGATCGATTACGCCCCGGCGCTCGTTGGCCCCGACTTCGACGCCGCCGAAACCTTCGGTCAGCATGTGCTCGAACACCTTGGAGCGCTTTATGTCGAGCTTCTGATCGTCCGCCACGTAGCGAAGGACATCGGTCGCGACCTGTGCCGCCTCATCATCCTTCAACGTGCGCGGATAACAAACAGGGTCGGTGCGGGTCTGGCGCTCAAGCCCGCAAAGGCCATCGATCTTCGGGCGGACAAGGTTCTCGATGACAGGCGGCTGCTTACGGCGGCGCAGCGCCTGCAATTCCTCGGGCGTAAGCTGGTTGCCGTCGTAATAGTCGCGGGCCTTCTCGGCCTCGGCGCGGCTATTCTGGCTCGCCTCCTCCGATGCTTCGAAGAGGCGGACAAAGCGGCTTTGATCCTTCGCCATGCAGCCTCCTTAAAGTCCGGCGCGAAAACCTGTCAGGCGGCGGTGTTCGTCTCGATATTCGCCAAATGCCCGTTCGCGGTCACAAGGGCCGCGTTGAGCGTCTGTAGCTCGGTCAGGACGCTTGCCAGTGTCGCCTCGGTTGCCAGCGCCTGCGCGGTAAGCTGCGCATTGGTCAGCGGGCCAGTGACAGCAACAGAGCCGCTGACAGCCACCGTGCCGCTCACAGGCTGTGTGGCGGGGAAGTTGGTCACCTCCACTTCGGAAGTGCCACCACCGCCGCCGCCACCGGACACGACGAGCGCGCCAGTGCTATCGAGCCGCAGCTTGCGGAGATCGCCGTCCACCAGCGTGGGCGGCGTGGCTACGTATTCGCCTACAGACATCGCTTGTGCTCCAGATGCGGGTTAGACTGTTTTCCAGTTATCACCCTCGTCCTCATCGGACGGCCAGTATCCATCGCGCTTCACCTTCGGGGGCGTGGGCGCTGGCTTGTATCCAGACCGCCGCAGCTCTTCCAAAGCGTAGCGCAGGGCGTCGATCGTATGATTGTTCTTGTCGTCGAGGATGGGCAGGACTTCCTCGGTGTCCTTGTCCACCTTGTAGCTGTATAGCATCAGCTCGCGGATGACCTTCTCGCAGCGCGGATGAACCACGATGTCGAAGGACCGCAGAAACTCGATACCATCCTCAATCGAACCTGTGCCCTTGAGCGCGGCCACGATCTTGAAGCCCTGCCGCTTCATGTAGCTTACGGTCTCTGGCCGCGCGCTGTCGGCCCTGATGAGCCATTTGCGCGAGCCCTCGATCGTGTCGAACAGGTCGGGCGTCCTGTCGATCTCGCAGCCGACTTGCCACGCCTCCTGATCCACGTAGAGCTTGCGGCCATCGACGTGACAGCGGACAAGCACCGTGGGATCGATCGAGAAACCCCAATCCGCCCCGAAGCGGTGAACAGCGTCCTTGGGTGCCTCGAACTCCTCGACCTTCCAGTTCTTGAATACCTGCGCTTCGCTGTTGGTCTTGAACCCGCCCTCCCAAACGTGGGCGTAATCATCGGGCCGGTGCCGCAAATCCTCCAGACGCTCGGCCTCAAGCACAGCGGGGAACCACGGGTTGTCCGTGTAATTCATCTCCACGATCTTTGCGCCAGCAGGCGGATGCACACGGAAGCGCATGTGCGTTGCGCTGTCGTCCTTCTCAGGGTTCCATGTAACCCATATCTCCGAGCCATCCTCGCGAACGGTCGGGATCAACTTGCGCCACGCGCCCTCGCTAACCGCCTCTCCCTCATCCACCCAGCATCCGAGAATGCGGGCCTTCGACTTAAGGCTCTCGATGTTGCGGTTGAGCCCGGCGAACTTGTAGGCGATCCGGCCACAGCGTGTGCGAATGTATTTCTCGCCAATCTCGAAAAAGTCGTTCAGCCAGTCGACCGACTGAATCGCCGCCTTGATCTCCTCCATCGAACTATCATCGAGGGAGTTCATGAACTCGCGGGCGCAGAGGAAAATCCCCTCGCGTCCCTCGTTCGCCCACTGGT